GGGAATGTATTTTTTATTGTTGATTTAAGTAATCTTATATGGTCATCACCTTGAGCAACAGAATCAGTTGCCCCTGGATTTGAGGTATTAAGACTATCTATATATGTTCCTGTTTCTAATCCCATTCGTTATTCTCCTATCAATGCATTGACTTCTGCATCTGTTAATCCTAAGTCTTTTAGTTTTTGTCTGCCATTTGCTTTATCAGTTTCTTTTTGTGTATCTGCATCTTTTAATTCTTGTATCTTTGCATTCACTTCTGCTTCACTTGGAATAGTTGCACCCTCTTTAATAATCTTAATGTGTTGATATTGCATACGTTCAGAATTAGGTATTTTGTTTCCATTGTCATCTTCTTTTTCCCAACCATACCAATTGACACCATTAGTATTATTAAATGTTTGCAATGCTTCTTGTAAATAATCTCTATCCATTTTTATGTATCTCCAAGTTTAAAAATTGCAAATCCTGTCCTTGATTGTGTTGTCTCACCTGAAAGAAAAGTACCAGTATTAAAAGACCCTGTAATAAATTTGAATTTAACATTCGATGTATCTGTTACATCAATAAGAAAATTGTTTGATGCACTATGAGTACCTTGTTCACCTGCTGAAAGTGTTGCAACATTAGTATAACTAGAATTATTTTCAGTGACAGCTAATGTGTAGTTTGCAATTACATCACCTGCTACTACTGATATACGAGCTTGATAATTTAAAAAATATATACCTGTTGCAGGAAATGAAAAAATACCTGAACTTTCTGTTAATCCTGTTCCTATTCCACCCCATTCACTATTATCAACTCTTTCCCAATTTGTTGTTACATCAGCATTTGTGCTTGTGTTTGTATTAGCAGTCAATCTCCATTGGTCTGCCATTTGTATTCCTGTATCATCAGTCGTTGCAATAGTTGATGTACTTGCAGGTAAAGTAAGAGTATTAGTTCCTGCTACAGCAGGTGCTGAGATTGTTATTTCACCACTCGTATCACCAGTTAATTTTATACTTGCCAAAACTATTCTCCATTAAATGTATTATTTTTTGTTATATTTTCACGCCATGTAATAACCTGTAAATTACTAGGCACATGTAATCCAGAGACAATCTTTCCTTTTAATGGAATAATGTGATCTACATGGTATTTAATCCCTTCTATTTCACTTCTTTTTTTTGCAATATCATACATCTTTTTTATTTCATTAAAATCATTTTCTGATAACCATGATGGAGTTCTTTGTAGTTTTTCTGCCCTGTATTGTGCATTAGTAGCATTTACTCTAGCGTTGTGCTTTTGTTTGCTTTTTTTATCATACTGTTTTACTTTGTCTTTATTCTTGTCTCGCCATTCTTTTTGTTTTGCATATACACGATCTATATTATCTTTTACCCATTGTTTTTGATGCTCTTTTAATTCTTCAGCAGTGTATTTAGTTCTAGCTTTAACACATTTAGCAATAAATTCTGGGGAGTGAACAGCACCTTTAATAAACCTTCCTCTACTATCACGCATTAGTCTGATTCCTCTGCTGTATTACCTTGTGCTACCCATTCTAAATATTCTTGGTAGTCTGTGTTAGCTGGGTCAAATGGTATCATTGCATTATCAGATAATCTTTTAACTCCATTATGTTCTAGTACTGGTGTTTCGCAATAAAATTTATTTGGGTCTTTTAATAATTTATACATTTACAACTCCGAATCTGCTGAATAAGTTAAATAAACTCTTGAACCAATGCTTCTATAATTAGAACCATCCCAATACCATGCAACTCCTTGTGTACTTAGTTGAAAGGTACCAGTTGGACCATTAGTATGATGTCCTGGAAATTCTGGATTTGTAACTGTAACTGTAGGGTTTGCTCTCATAGTTGTAGGAAATTGTGCCCCAAAAGCATTAACACTAAAATCATCATCTGCTATAGCCCCTCCTCCTACTTCTTGTTTTATAAAATACCTTTGACATCTAGCTAGACTTGTACCTACATCTTCAAACTGAAATGGTGGTATGCTGTTAGCATCAAATGTTCCTACTTCTAGTTGAACACCTGTGATGTTAATGTAGTTAGATGTAGAACCACCAATATTGTTTGTCATGTTAGGAGATGTATCTGCTAATACTCTTGTTTGCCACCCAGTTGGTAAAGTACCACCGTTATAATTTGAACCTAATGCTAAATTAAATCTTACTGACATTCCAACAGTATTGTCATTAGTAATAATATTAGATGTGTTTGCTGGAATTGTTATTATTTTCTTTTCCCATGTATCTGCTGTGTTTATTGTGTATTCATCACTAAAAGCGTCATTTACATCATATTGATACAACTCAACATTAAATACACCAGTTATATTTGACTTAACCCAAAATGAAAATGTCATTGTTTTTGCACTTGATGTTCCATATGCAAGATGTTGTAACGTTTGACCTTCAAACTGATATGACCATAATACTGCTGTGTCTGCCTCTAATGTTGCATCTGCTGTGGTACAGGCAAGTTTTAAACTACTAGCAAATCCCTGACCTGTTGGAACATCTGTGTCTTGAGAACCAGTAAATTGAGCAGTATAAGCAATAGAACCAAAATGTTGAAACTTCCATCTATCACAAGACGGGAAGTTATTGTCCTTGTTATAAAACAATCCAGTTGTAGATGTCCCCCTCTGTGCTATAGCCATATCACCATTTATAATCAATGGAGTAGCAGTCTTTCTATCTAAAGCTACTGTGTTATCTGATACTGTACCATGTAAAGTGAGTGCCATTAATTATTCTCCTAACAAGCCATTACTACACAAGGTACTACATAACTTCCATCATCATAAGTATTGATTACTGTAGTTGATGTAACCTTTGCGATTGTTTTACTTCTTACTATGTCATCTCCTTGTGGTTTTGCTGTGCCATCACCTGCTGACATAAGTAAGTCTCCTCTTTGAACTGTTGTTCCTTGTGCAATTCTGATAATCATATCACCTGTCATTGCTAAATCTATATCGTTATATCCATCTTCTTCTGTATCCCACTTAACAAATAATCCTGCAACATTGATATCACCCTCAACATCACTTACTTTAAGTTGGTTTCTTTGTTCGTTTTCTGCTGTATAAGCAGGTGTTTTAACATCACCTACTGATGCAGTTGGATTTCCATCATCATCTACAGGCAGTTCATCTTCTTCTGTGTATAAAACATCATCATAAGACCATACAACCATTTCATCTAGGTTAGACATGACTGTGCCTTTTAGAATAGTTGGTTGTGAGCCATCAGGTAATCTTCCCCAACGAGATAAATGCCCACCATTATATGATACTGTTGTGCCTGATACTGATATACTACCCTCTTGTACACCATCTTGTCTAAAAGAAATTAATTGTCCATCATTAGTTTCTCTGTTTATAGCTACAGGTGTAACAGCATCTCCTACAACTATTAATGGATTGAAAGGTGCAGTTGTACCTATACCAACGTAACCAGTGTCTTTATCAATAGTTATTGATGTATTTCCACCTGCTTTTAAAACTAAATCAACATTTAAAGTATCAATAGCATAAGCACCAAAATCAGTATATCCAGTACCTGCATTATTAGTAATTCTTAAAGGAAAAGTAGTTGTAAGGTTATCATTTGCTTTAATTTGTAAATTTGTACTAGGACTAGTAGTACCTATACCTACATTACCAGCAGAACTTATTCTCATATGTTCTGTAGCAGTACCACCACCTAATCCTCTAAAAACTATATTACCATCTGATGTATCGTTTCTTGCTTGTAAAATTATAGCACTACCACTTACAAGCATTTCAGCATATTGATTAGTTCCACCTGTATCTTGTATACGAATAGATGGTGTTCCTGAATCTGATATATGTAATTCTCTAGCAGGATTACTAGTACCTATACCTACATTACCACTAGATGTTATTCTCATAGCTTCTGATTCTGTACCTGCATTAGATGTATTAAATTGTATACCTGTACTTGTTGAACCTATTCCACCTGCTTGGATTACAGCTAAACCACTATTAACACCAAAACCTAAATATTCTGATGTACTATCAGCACCTTCTATTCTAACAATACTTGCATTATCAGAGCCATTTTCTATATGAAATTTTACTTCAGGACTACTAGTACCTATACCTACATTACCACTAGAAGTTATTCTCATACGTTCTGTTGTTCCACCATTACGGAAAATCATATTACCAGCACCAGTGTTCCCAGCATCTGAAGTTATATAAAGGTCATCAGAGGAGCCAATCAGAGTGTGATGAGCATTATCATCAGAATCCTCAAGCCTCAGAATAGGTGAACTTGTTTTTAATCTAAGTGCATTATTGCTAGAGCCTTGAATGTCCATCTGGAAACCAGGACTACTAGTACCTATACCTACGTTGCCAGAACTATCTATTCTCATACGTTCTGAAGTATTAGTTGAAAATACAATTTTTCCACTACCTCTATTAGCATTAATTTCTAAACCATTTGAAGCACCAGATTCTTCTGTAGTTTCAATCCAACCACCTGAATTATCATCACTATAAGTTCGAATTTCTAAACGACCTTTAAGTGCAAGACCATTATAACTTAAGGCATTTGTACCAATCCCAACTCTCTCATTACTATCAATAGTAATAGCTGTGCTTGTAGCATTGTCATCTATACCTGTAGAAGTAAGATTGCCAGTTGCAGTTAAGTTTCCTGTAATATCAATATTACCTGTTCCTGTAATATCGTTTGAGTTTAGGTCTAGGTCTCCACCTAGTTGTGGTGTAGTATCTTCTACAACATTTTCTAAATAAGAACCTAAATCAGATATGTTTGATTCTGTAATCGTTATAGTATTTGACGCACTATTGATTGTTTTATTGGTTAAAGTTTCTGATACATCTTTTAGTGATGTATTGTTTATCTTATATTCTTTACCTGTTGCGAGATTTAAGTGTTCTGATGATGTCCAAGCATCTGTTGAATTGACCCAGTTAAGTGTGTGGTCTGTTGAACCTTTAAGGGTTATACCACCACCATCTGCAGTTAAGTCTGTTGGACTAGCTGTAGCCCCTAATTCTATATTTTTATCATCTACAGATATTGTAGTAGAGTTAATAGTTGTTGTTGTGCCATTAACAGTTAAATCTCCACTTATTGTTAAGTTACCTGTTGTATTAATATTACCTGTGCCAGTGATGTCATTTGAGTTTAAATCTAAGTTACCACCAAGTTGTGGTGTAACATCACCTACTATATCTGTAAGTCCTGGTGTAATACTAGTCCAAGATGTACCATTGTAATATTTTAATGCACTGTCTGTTGTGTTAAAAACAAGGTCTCCTGCATCTAAACTTGTTGTTGGATCAGATGAATCTATTCTGTATCTTTCTGCAAAACTATTAACATCAGTTATATTACTTGCTGTTGTATTTACATTGGCAATATCAGTTGCAACTGTAGTTATGTTTGTATCATTAGAAGCTACAGTATTTATATTAGTTGAATTACTATTAACTGCATTTATGTTTGTTTCGTTTGCAGCTACTGCGTTTATGTTAGTAGAGTTTGAAGCTACACTATTAACATTAGAAATGTCCGTAGCAACTGTATTAACATTAGCTATTGAACCTGCTGTAGTATTAACATTAGCTATGTTAGTAGCTACTGTTCCAATGTCAGCAGCATCACCTGCAACAGAAGTTACATCAGCAGATATACCTGCAACTGTAGTAACATTTGCATTAATTCCTGAAACTGTAGTTACGTCAGAGGATATTCCTGCTACTACACCAATGTCTGTTCCATCAGCAGCAACAGTATTTACGTTTGCAATATTTGTTGCAACTGTGTTGACATTTAATATTGAACCTGCAGTTGTATTTATATTTGCTATATCTGTAGCAACAGTGCCTATATCAGTACCATCAGCAGCAACAGTTGTAACGTCACTAGAAATTCCTGCTACAGTTGTAACATCAGAGTTTATTCCTGCAACAGTATTTATGTTAGATGTATTTGCTGCAACAACCCCTATATCTGTACCATCATTAGCTACTGTTGTAATTTCTCCACTAATTCCTGCAACTGTGGTTACATTAGAATCAATACCTGCTACTGTAGTTACATTTCCTGAAATACTTGAAACTGAGGTAACATCAGATGCAATTCCTGCAACAGTAGTAACATCAGATGATATTCCACCTACTATGTTTACATTTGCAATGTTATTAGCTACTGTATCTATTTCTGATGCTGTAGCACTTGAATCAACACCTGCTACTACTGTCCATTCTGTCATTAATATGCTCCGTAATCTATTCTTGTTGTTAGTGCAACGCCTGAGTGCCTGTCTCTTTCATTAGAATCTATTATATCATTTTTAGCACGATCATAGAGACTAGACCATGTTTGAATTCGTTTGTCATTTTGCAGGTAAGGTTCTGCTTCAACTAAAGCTCCATATAAATATATATCAGGATGATTGTCTAGTATTTCGTTTGTTGCGTTAGAATCAGATAATGGGTTTACATGTTTATAATACAACAATTCTATTTGATAAACACCATCAGGCGTTGGTCTTAATTGTATGTCATTAACCATTATACTGTATGCTTTAGGTTTGCCTTTGTTGCTTCCTGCATATACCCTGTCCATTTGTTCAGGTGTTAAATATTCTAAAGGTGTTTTAGGGTCAGTATTTAATTGTATATTACGCATAGCAATATAATTATCAGGCAATGAATAATACTCTTGGTCTGCTACTGTATTAGCAGTAACTCTTGTTTCTAGTCTTCTTAGTTTAAAATCTCTTTTATGTCTAGCTTCAGTTAATGCTATAAAGTTAGGAATAGAATCAGTTAAATCTGTTCTATCTAACCAGTCAGCTATTGCTGATTTAAGTTCTGAGTAATTCGTTATTGCCATTATATACGCCTATTGGTTGTCTTTAGATACCTGTAATCAGGACTGTTAATAAGTTTTTTTACTGCTTCTTTGTGGTCTTTATTAAATAA